GCGGGGCCTGCATGGCGGCCGCCGTGGAGGCGCCAGGGAGCGTGCTCACGCCCGGGCGTGCGTGCGACGGCAGCGTCATCGGAGGCAGACCGGCCAGGACGCTCGCCATCTGCGCGCGCAGCCGCGGAGCCTGCGCCAGGATCCCGTCGCCGAACCCGGCCATCAGCGCCCGGCCGGAGTGGTCGGTGTAGCCGCTACCCGAGAACGGGCCTTCCTTCGCGGGGCTGAAGGGGAAGAAGTTCCGCACCGACGAGACGACACTGGACGCGGCGTTCCGCGCCTCACCGATCATGGACCTGATGCCGTTGATGAAACCGCGGATCAGGGCACGGCCGGCTCCCTGCAGCAAGCTTCCGAGGTTGCCCAGCGCGGCGCGTGCCCGGCCAGGCAGCCCCCGCACCCAGCTGACCGCCTCAGAGATGCGGGTAGCGATCATCCGGACGAGGGCGCGGCCCGCCTCCGAGGCACGCGACCGCAACGCGCCCGCGAGCCCGGACAGGCCCGCCGACACCCTCCCGGGGATCTTGGTCACCCACGCGACGAGCTCGTTCCACTTGCGGACCGCCCAGTCCTTCGCGGCCCCGAACCAGCCGCCGATCTTCCCCGGCAGCGTGGAGAACCACTGGACCTTGCCCATGATCCAGTCGACGGCGATACCGACCGCCGCCTGGACCGCAGCCCACGCGGCCTGGACGATGTTCCGGAACGTCTCCGACTTCTGGTACGCGATGACGACGACCGCGATCAGACCCACGATCAGGGCGATGATCAGGCCGATCGGGGACGCCATCGTGACCGCCGACCACAGAGCCTGCGCAGCCGCCCACGCCCGCGTCGCCGCGGCAACGATCCGGGTGTACGTCCCGTACGCCATCACCGCGAGCTTGATGGCCGTGAACCCGGCCGCGATCCCCAGCAGCACATCCGGCGGGACCTTGTTGATCAGCTGGGCAAGCAGCAGCGCCACTTGCGTTGTCACGCCGATCAGCGGCGACAGCGCCACGAACAGCTCCAGTGCGGCCCCCGCCAGCGTCCCGAGGGTCTGACCACCCTCCCGCGCCAGGTTCAGGAACTGCGCGAAGCCCTCGCTGTCCTTGAGGCTTGCGCCCCAGTCGCCGAACGCATCCGTCAACTTGACCAGGCCGCCGGTCATGTCGTCACTGACCGGGAGGAACGCCTGGAGAAGACCGCCGAACCCGCGCGCCAGATTCTTGATCACCTGAAGGAAGTCGGACAGGGCCGGCCCCGCAGCCGCGGACATGTCCGCCGCCCACTCCTTGAAGCCCGCGCTTTTCACGCCGGCGCCGACCTCGTCCAGGAACCCGCCGAACGCAGCCGCGGCCTGCTCCACGAACGGCGTCAGAGTCGGCAGCAGGCCCCGCAGAATCTCGATGCCCTTGGTGAAGACAGGCATCGTGCTGCTCGCCAGGCTGTCGGACCACGCCTGGTGGTCGTTCTTCAGCCCCTGCAGCGCCAGCGCGTACTCCCGCGTCGGCGCAGGCAACCCCGCCAGCTGCTGCTCGTACGCGGCGTCCGCGTCCTTCGCCGCCCGAGTCGCGGCCTCCGCCTCCTGCAGAGCCCGCTTGTACTCGTCGCCGCCCTTCGCCGCGAGAGCCTGCGCGGCGGCCTTCTTCCGGGTGGCCGTCTCGTGAGCCGCCTCCGCCTTCTCCGCGGCTGCCGACGACTCCGCGACCGCCTCCAGCTGCGGCTGTGCTGCCAGCTGGAACGCCTTGACTGCGAGCCCGGCCGCCGCCGCCCCCGACGCCAGCCCCAGCAGAGCCGCACCAGCCGCCGTCACCGCAGGGATCCCCACCCCGACGGCGGCCAGCGCCAGCCCCACCCGCTTCACCGCCGGCGCGGCCAGCTCAGCGTGCGCCCGGATCCCGTCCGCCAAGCCGCGGCCGGCTGCCTCACCCTCGGAGACGAAACGCCCGCGGATGTCCCGCAGGGTGCCGTCCGTGCTGCGCTGAAGCCCCCGCAGCCGCAGCTGGGCGTCACTCAGCCCGCGTACGAAGCCGGAGTCGTCGGCACGGATGAACCCGACGAGTTCGCCGATCGTGAGGGCCACAGTGCACCCCCCATCAGCGCCAGCGCGCTATGCAGTTGTTGTGCTGGTCACCTGTGCAGGGCGGCCCGGATCTGCGCGTCGTCGTCGATGACGGACACGAAGTCCTTGCTCACCTGCCGCCACACGGCGTCGCCACTCAAACCGGACAGCAGGGTGTAGAAGCGGCGGCGGGTCAGCCGCGCGATGTCTTGCGGCTTGAGCTGGTACTCGCGCGCGAAGTCGGCTTCGACCGCCCACCACCAGCGGCGGACCGCTTCGCGGGTGCGCCAGTCGCCCGCCGCGTCGCCCGGTTCGGCCCCTTCGGGCCCGGCAGTTTTCCCGCCTCCCCCGAGCGCACCATGTCCAGCGCCTCCGCGAAGGACAGGTCACGGCCGCCGGCCTGCGCCATCCCCCAGGTCAGCACCGTCTGGAGCTCCAGCATCCCCATGCCGGCGTCCATCCACTGATCGAGGACGTCCTGACCGAAGAGGAGCGCCAGGAGCTCGGCGAGGTCCTCCTTGGAGTCCGAGTCGCGTAGCTCTTCGACGCGCTGCTCAAGGGCCATGGGCACGTCGGAGGGCACGGCGACTTCCACGCCGCGGATGACCTCGGTACGGCCGCCGGAGACCTCGGCCCAGAACGCGTCCCACGTCTCATGCCCGGCTGCGGGCTTGCGTGCGGGGCTCATACCTTGGCCACCGTGGTGTCCGCGCCGGAGCGGGTGAACGTGGCCGACCAGCTGGTCTTGTCGTTGTTGCCGCCGCCCTCGTCGCCGAGGTTGACGTGGCAGGTCCACACCGTCCACGAGGTGTCGTCCTTGTGGGCGTACCGCATCCGGCCCAGGGAGTCCTCACCAAGCATCTCGGACAGCTCCTCCACGAGCGCCTGCCCAGGGTCCAGGGCCCCGGTGGCGTCGTCACGCAGCCGGAACCCCTCCAGCTCCATCTGCTTGCCGAGCTGCATCTTCTGCGACTCGGCCTGCCCCTGTGACGCAAAGGTGGTGGTGTCGGTGGTCTCCTCCTCGTGGCTCTTGGAGAAGGTGTTGATGCCGCCGATCGGCACCCACGTGTCGGGGGTGCCGGGGTCCTCGATCTGGAACTCGACGTCCCGCGCGTTGTACTTCTGGAGCGCCATGGCGCAGCCTCCTTCGGGCATGACGAACTGCCCGCAGCGGTCGCCGCCCGGGCTGGGTATAGGGGGGTGGGGGTCAGACGCGGTGCGTTGTGACCGACCGGATCTCCATCCGGAAATTCACGGTGTGCTCATGCCGGCCGTTCTCATCCGTGCCGATCCCGGCCGGGCCGCCCTGGAGGGCGACGGACAGGATCAGACGCGTGCCGTCCGGCAGGGTGACCGGGCCGAGGCCGTGGAGCTCGGCGAAGATGCCCGCGCACCGCTCACGGGAGATGAGCGGGTTGCTGGTGCCGCGGACACGGACCTGGACGCGGGGCTCGTCGTAGCCGAGCTTCGAGTCCGGCTCGCGGGCGTCGTCGTAGGCGGTGAGCACAACCGCTTCATCGGGCGCCTGAGGCATGTGGTCGAGGAAGCAGTCCCCGCCCGCATCAGCGGGCCGATAGGTCACCAGGCCCCTGTCCTGAAGGTGGAGAGCCAGGCCCTCAAGGAGGTCAGCCACGCAGCCACCTCCGCAAGGAGACCTGCATCAGCCGCAGCACGATGTCCCGCTCGCTGTTCATCGGCTTTTCGAGGTACTTCGCCGACCTGCCAGGCAGGTGCTTCCAGGTCAGCTCCTCGTGCTGGCGGCGCGCGTACACCGTGTCGTAGCTGACGGCCCCGTTGAGGCCGTCCACGTCGACCTTCCCGGACCGCTCCAGCGTGCCCTCCTCCAGCGGCACGATCTTCTTCGACTCGGCCAGCACGTGCTCCAGGCCCCGGCGCAGCCCCTCGGAGGCGAGCCGCCGGCCACGGGAGGTCCACTGACGGTGCCCGTCGTAGCGGAAGCGGGTGTACTGCGTCACTGCAACCTCACCTCCAGGTGGTCGGGGAGGGGCAGCCCGCCACCGTTGTGAGGGATCTGCTCGATCACGGCGGTCACGCGGCCGTCGGGGAGCGTGACGCGGGACTCCGGGGGCGCGTTCACCGCGTCCAGACGGCAGTAGAACGTGGCGCCGGAGACGACCTCACGGCCATCAGCGGCACGCGTGAGCCGGTTCTTCTCCTCGAGGAAGCACCGCACCGGCACCGGGGTGCTGTAGACGGGGCCGAGGCCGGACGCGCCCGCGTACGGCTCCACGGTCACGGTGTGGCGCAGCCACAGTCCGGGCAGCTTCACCACGCCACCACCAGGCCGAGGCGGAAGATGTCCGGCGTCAGATCGGAGGAGCCGAGGATGTCGCCCACCTCCGGGGCGATCTCCCGGGCCGCCGAGGCCGCGCCCGAGGTCTGGCCCTCAGGGCGGGACATGGACGCGGAGCCGAGCTTGATGCTGCCCCATCCGGCGACCGCCGCGCCGCTGGAGTCGCCCAGCTCCTCCCACCACCCCACCTGCGCGCAGACAGCGTTGGCGAAGGCCTCCCGAACGAGGGGGTTGGACGGCAGGCCGTCTGCGTCCACCTCGTACCAGCACAGCCGGAAGACTGACGCCTCCAGCATCCGGGAGGCCTTCGCCAGCAGCGTCTCGATATCGGCGGGCGGGGCCTGCCCGGTGTACTCCTGGTAGTCCGCCGATGTGGCGTAGGTCCTGGCCACCGGGCACCCCTCTCCGCTACTCGCCGCCGTACTGGGCGATCAGCTCGTCCTTCGTCAGGGACTCGTGGTCTCCCGGGTCCTGGCTGTCGGCGTAGGCCACCCAGTCGGCCTTGGACGCGGAACGGGCCGGAGGCTTGATGTCCTCCGGCCCGTCGCCGTCCCCCTTGCCACCGCCCTCGGGCGGGTCCTGGTCCCCCTCGTCGGGGGCGTCCACCAGCTGCACGCCGTAGAAGCCCTCGTCGAGGGCCAGCAGCTCGTCGGCCAGCGCCTTGTCCTCGGTGCTGAACACACCGTCGACGAAGCGCACCTTGCCCGACGGGCAGTGCACCTGGAGCTGCTTGTACTTGTCGTTGCGGAACTCGTGCGTCATGAGGCGATGTCCTCTCGAGGTCAGGCCGTGGCCAGGCCGGTGATCTTGCCGTGGGCGCGCTCGTTGCCGTAGTACAGGCCGACCTCGCCGTACAGCTGCGTGCGGTCCTTCGCACCGGTCCGCGCCAGCGGCTCAGCGAAGAAGTGCCCCTTGCCGGGGATCTCCTGGTACACGGGCATGCACTGCTCCAGCGACGCCACCGCGACCGTGTCGGCCGGCATGTGCCGGTCCAGCATGATGTTCAGCGTGCCGAAGTCGGTCTCGATCGTCTGGACGCGGACACCGCCGACCGTGCGCGAAGACTCCTCGTAGTTCTTGTCCGTGATGAAGATCTTCGTCAGGGCCCGCTTCTGGACGCTGCCGCAGAGCAGGGTGGCGGTCTCCGACTCCTGGATGCCGCCGTTGTCCCACACCGACTGGAGCAGGTCCAGGACCATGTCCTCGTCCAGCGCGGCCGCGGCAGCAGCGACCACGTTCGTCGTGATGGCCTCCAGCAGGCCGCGGGTCTGCCGGGCGACGGTGTTGTCCGCCGGCTTGTTGTAGACGCCGCGCAGGAACGAGAACTCGATGTCCCTCACCATCTGCTTCAGCATCTGCTCGACCTGCCAGTCGAGCTCGTTCGTCACCGGGTTCCGCTCGGCGTTGTTGATGCCGGCCTTCGCCTGGGTCGCGGCCAGCTTGGTGTAGCTGACCTCCACCGTCTCGTGGTGGATCTGCACGATGTTGTTGACGTTCGCCCGCACGCGCTCCTGCCCGGTCGGCGCGTCCGCGCCCTCCAGCTTCGCGTTCTGCGCGGCGGCGCGCAGGTCGTACGTCTGCCACTCGAACTCGATCGAGTCCGTCTGACCACCACCGGTCAGGCCACCGATCGCCGAGAAGAACGGCGTATCGGCCGGGGTGAGGCTGTGCAGGATGCCCGTGTAGTTGGGCAGGTTGTAGGTCGTGCCGAGTCCGGTGATGCCGGCCATGGCCACTCTCCTTCACGTGTGTCGGGGCGCGGCGATGGCCGGCCCGGGTCTACTGCTGTTGTGTGGCGGCGAGGTGCGGCAGCTTGGAGTTCTCCAGCTGCATGGCGAGCCGCCAGTTGCCGTCGGCCTTGGCCTGGGCGATCTGCTGGTCGAGGGTGGGCGGCTGCTGTCCGCTGCCGCCGCCGAGGTCGCCGCCGGAGCGGCCGGGCCCCTTGGCGGGAGCGAGCTTGGAGAACTTCGTGACGGCGCTCTTGATGGCGGCCACGTTGACCTCGCCGTCCTCGCCGACGAATCGGTTGACGTCGATGTACTCGGCGGCCTCGCCGAGGTCGATGCCAGCGGCGGCGACCGCTGCGCGGAACTCAGCGGCGGCGAGCTTCTGGCCGTACTCGGCGGCGGCGGCCGTGCGGCCTTCCGTCTTCGCCGCCTCGATGGCCTTCTCCGCCTCGGTCATCTGCGCCTGGCGCAGCTTCTCCAGCTCGGAGTGGTTGCTCTTGGCCCGGTTCTCCCACTTGCGGGCCTCGGCCTTCCAGTCGGTGCCGTCTCCGTCGCCGGAGCCTGCACCTCCCTGGCTTCCATCGCCCTGACCGGAGTCTCCTCCGCCCTGGCCGCCTGTGCCAGCTCCGCCATCGCCCTGGCTGCCTGCCGCGCCTCCGTCACCGGAGCCGCTGCCCTGGCTGCCTGAGCCGGAGCCGCCTTCGCCCTCGCCGTTGCCACCCGCGATGGCGTAGATCGGCGAGCCGTTGCGGCGGTAGCCGAGCACCTCCAGCGCGTGGTGTGTGGCGAGCGGGTGCTTGAAAGGGTGCTGCATCGTGTTCTCCCGTGCGGGATCATCCGGCGGTCGCCGTGCGGCGGATGCCGGGGGCTTTGTGCGGTCACACCGGGCAGCAGGCAAAGTCCGCCATAATGCCGGGCATGTCCGTCTCAGTGGTGCTCGGCACCAACGCAGTGATCGAATTCGACGACAACAAGGAGGAAGGACGGTTCTGGTACCAAGTCCATTCCAGCGGCGCACTGTTCGTGTTCGTCGCCAAGGGCGGAGAGGCTGACAGGGCCGAGATCGTCTACGGTCCGGCCGCATGGCGCAGCGTGACGGGCAACGCCAGCAAGGCGTTCTAACGCGCGGAGCCGATCTGTTCACGCTGCGGTTTACGGTGCAGGTCAGGGTGGGCAGCCACGTGCTCGCGGGCTGCCTTCTGCCACTTACGCACGTACGCCCCAGCACGCCTACGCGCAGCGTCGTCCATCGCGGCAGCCTGCTCACGCTTCCAGCGGCGGATGTGCCGCTCGATCGCCCGCTGCCGCTGCGTGTCCTCGTACGAGGTGCCGGGCGTCGCGTGGTGCGGCGGCCGGGTGGAGACACCGGGCAGGTACGCGGAGAGGCTGTGCCGGCAGTTCGGGTGGAACAGGCCAGCGGCGCGCGCCTCGATCAGGCTCCCGGCGACGTGGACGACGACTGGAGGAGTGTCCGGTCGGCGCCGCAGAACGCCGCGGCGGGGCTGTACCGGCGGTGCGGCATGCTCGGCGAGGACCGTCTGGGGGCCGGGCGGCCCGGTCAAGGTGAGGACCTCCCCCTCCCACGGCCGGCACAGCGGGCAGTCCAGGGGCGCATCGGACACCATCACCAGGCCGATACCGATCTCGGCCAGAGTGTCGATGTGCCCCTCAACAGCCGCGCGCGCCGTCACGCTGCGCACGGCCATCTCGGCGTAGGACGCCATCTCCCAGGAGCGGCCCGCCCGGTCCACGAACCCGGTCACCCCACGGGCCGCGAACTGGTTCAGGGCCCGCTGGGAAGCCTGGCGCCGGGTCTGTACGCCGAGGAGGACGTTCCCAGCCGGTCCGGACACGATCCGCCGGTACACGTCCACCACCACGCGCGTGATCCGTGCGTACACCGGCCGCGTGTCCGCCGCCATGGAGGCCGCCAACCGGTCCACAGCAGGGGCATTCGGCAGGGTCTCGCGGGCCACCAGCTCGCGGCCGACGTCCAGCGCCCCCAGTTCCGCTACGGCGGCCTGTCGGCCCCGGTTGTACGCCTCCACCAGGGCGCGCCGTACGGCCCCGTCGGTGTCCTGCTGGAGGGCGTTGGCGACGTCCTCCACAGCGGTCCGGAGGTTGCCGACCGCAGCGAGCTTCAGCTCGGCCCACCGCGGGCTCTGGATGTCTTCCTCGAGGGCCCGCGCGAGCGCTTCGAGGAGTGTGGCTTCTGCGTCCTCATAGAGGCGGGCGACCTCAGCCGCCAGGTCCTCCGCCATCGCCGGGGAGACCGGCATGCAGCACCCCCTCGCCCTCGGCCCCGGTCTCGGTCGGATCGGCGACGTTCCGGCCGGACTCGTCCATGATCCGGGCGACCTCGGCCTTGACCCAGGTGTCGTCCTTGCCCGGGTTGACCAGGCGTACGAGCGTCTCCCGGGACGCGGCCTCCGCCCGGGACAGCAGGTCTGCCGTGGTCGCCAGCTCGCCCAGGCCCTCGCTGATGGAGTCCTGGAACTCGACCTGCGGCGGCTCCGCGTCCAGACCGGCGACACCGAACAGGGGCCCGGCCTCGACCGCGAGCTGCGCGGCGAGCGCGTCCGCGATGGCCGGCTTCCAGTACAGGGCCTTCCGCGCACGGGTGATCAGCGACCGCCTCTCGCGGGCCTTGATCTCGGTCGCGGTGACGGCCTGGCCGCCGTCCCCGTGCTCCCCGAAGGTGCTCGCGGAGTAGCCGGCCTGCCGAGCGGCCTCGGTGACCAGGGCGCGGCAGGTGTCGAAGTGCTCCTTCACGCGGATGGCGAACTGGACGACCTCCAGCGGGTTCGGGTCGCCAGGCCGTTGCAGCATGTTCAGGCCGGTGTAGATCCGCCGGTCCTCGTTCCACGCTGCTCCCTGCCCCGGGCCGAGGCTGTCCAGCATCGAGTTGGGGACGACGATGCGGCCCTTGCCGTTGATGATGTCTCGCATCCAGCTGGACCACGTCTCGTCCAGCGAGTCCATCAACGGCTCGATGCCCTGGAAGTCCGACTGCCCCCAGTAGGCGGCCGACGGGATGTTCCGCCACGCACGCGCCGGGCGGACGTTGGGCGCGTACGAGGCAGTCAGATGCTTGGGCGCGCCGGTGTCGATCCAGTCCTCACTGGTGATGTACGAGACGAACCCCTCGGTGGCCGGGTGGTCCTGAAGCGGAACTCGCCGGCCGAGCATGCCCGGGGTACCGACGTACAGGCCGTGGAGGATACGGCCGCGCTCGTGTCGCTCCAGGTGCCTCCACACCGTGTGGCCGTCCACCTCGACCACACGCCAGAACGTCACCGCCCTGAGCCTGCCGTGTGCGAAGTCCGGTACGGCCTGGTCCGCCGGGACCGCCGTGAGCCAGGGCCGATCCGAGATCTCCTCGTCCCAGACCAGCCGCAGGTACGCGCCGCCCAGGGCCGCGCACACCTCCCCGCCCTCGAGGAGCGTCGGGTGGAGCTGCTCCTGGAGCTTCTCCAGCCGCTTCTTCGTCGCGTCGCTGTCGCCGATCAGCGCGGGGGGCTCGGAGAACAGCAGCGCCGAGCTGGTGCGGGCGATGTCTCCGGCGAGGGGGATGTGCAACTTCTCGCGCTTCTGGCCTGGCTCGGTGGGCTGGCCCCAGAACCAGCGGGACAGCGTGCCGACGATGCCGCCGCGGTACTGGCTCGGCCGGTTCTCGGGCAGTTCACGGATGCCGCGGTTGAGGTAGCGGTCGCCGAGCCGGTCGGGGTCCGAGCTGTACCAGGCGTCCCAGTCGGCGAGCGCGGTCTGCACGACCGGATCGGTCGGCGGCCACGCGACATCCCGGTCAGGGAGCGGCATCGGTCGCCTCCTCGTCGGACGGCAGCTCTCGGAGCTGCTTCAGGTCGACCTCGCGGGCGACGATCTCCAGGCGGATGACGGGGAGGCAGCCGATTTCGGTCTGCACCGTGACGGCGCGTACGCCGGGGATGCGGAGGCCGTCGAGTTCGACGGTGCCGCGCCCAGCGCCGTCCAGGCGCACCTTGGCGAGCTGTACCGGCATTAGACGGCCTCCCGTTCCATGAGCAGGTGCGCGAGGCTGAGCCACGACGTTGCGAGTTCGTCGAGCCGCTCCATCAGGGCGAGGTTCGTCTCCAGCTCGGCCGCGCGCAGCAGCCGAGCGGCGTTCTGGATCGCGGCGTCCGAGGTGACCGGCTCGGGTACCTGACGCGTCACGCGGCCACCTCCAGGAGGGTCGGGATGTGCGGCCGCCATAGAGCCTCGGTCGTACGGACGCCGTACCGCAAAGCGTCACAACTGTGGTCGTCGACCTTGATCGGCTTGTCCTCGCCCTTCTCCGCGGCCTCGTCGTCCCAGCTGTAGCCGGGCAGCTCCTCGATGAGGCCGACGGCCGAGGGGTGGACGCGCAGCCGGTCCGCGGCGAACAGGCTGGAGACGGTGCGGATGCCGTCCAGGACGGTGTTCTCCGCCGGGGTTACGCCCGAGACGCCGTCGCGGTGCAGCTGCTCGATGTAGGAGGCCGCCGACGGGTCCACGACTGTCCACTCCGGGGACACGCCGATCACGTTGGTCTGCGGCTGCGACACGGACGCCAGCCAGCGCCGGCGCTCCCGGCTGTACTCGGCGTCGGTCTTCTTCCGGCGCTGCGCGCGGGAGTCCCACCGGTACTCGGAAACGACGTACAGCCGTTGGTCCGCGCCGAGGCCGATGAGGAGATCGGCGTACGGGTTGGTCGTGCCGTAGTCGATCGCGTCGCACAGCCAGCGTGTGATGTGCGGGACGTCCTGGACGACGTGGCGCTTCTCGTCGAACGCCTCGTAGATCGCGCCCTCGGCCTGGACCCAGTGGCCGAGGATGTTCCGCCGGTAGAACAGGCCCACGTACGTCGACTTGAGACTGGCGACGTACTCGGGGTCCAGGAACGGGTTGTCGTCCAGCGTGAAGTGCCACGAGCGCAGCCGGGTTTCAGCCGGCCTCTTCAGGTAGTCCCGCCGGAACCAGTGCGCCGGGTTGTCCGGGTTGGTCGTCGTGAAGATCCGAGCACCCTTGACGGAGCAGCGGGCCACGAGCTGGTCGAAGAACGTCTTCGGCAGGGTCGTCGCCTCGTCGACGTACGCGCCTGCGCAGGTCATGCCTCGGATCTTCGGCTCGGCCTTGGCATCGTTCGCGCCGACCATGTGCACGATGCGGCCCATGATGACCGCGATCGGCGCGCCGTTGTTGTAGCTGATCTGCTTCGCCAGCGGGCCGAAGATGTCCGGGTTGGTCAGCGGGGCGATCACGTTCCGGTACAGGGAGTCCCGGGTGCGGCCGACCATGACCAGCTCGCCGCCGGTCGGTGCGGTCGCTATGAACGCGAGCCAGGCGAGGAGCGAGGCGATCGTCTTCCCCGACCGGACCGACCCCTCCCACGCATTGATCCGAGCTTCGGCCTCCACCACGGAGACGATCTGCTTGCGGGACAGGGGTAGTGCGTCAAGGAGACTCACCCTCCGCCTCCTCGCCGGCCTCCTCCCCGGCGGCCTCCTCGTACGCGGCGCGCAGGCCGACCATGAGCTTGCCGAGCATCGACTTGGCGTCCTCGGCGCCGGAGTCGTCGGCGGGCGGGACGAGCTTCAGGGACTTCTCCAGGGCGACCCCGGCCGCGGTCATGAGCGCCTTCTTGTCGGCGGCGGGCGGCTCGTCGACCTGGCGGGAGGCGAAGGTGTTGTCCTTGCCGCCGAAGTTGAAGACGACGGCGGGCTCCCACATCTGCTGAGTGAGTTTGAGCGCGTCGAGGTGGAGGTCGAGGGCGGTGTCTGCGCGGAGGGCGGCGAGTTGGGCGACGCGGGCGCGGGTGGCGTCCTCGGTCATCGACGTGTCGAAGGTCAGGCCGAGTTCGGCGGCGATGACGGAGACGGTGCGGGGCCCTCGGTTGATCTCGCGGGCGATGGCGTTGCGGCCCATGCCGCGCGCGTGCAGCTCGCGCACGCGCGCGTAGTCCTCTTCGGTGACCGGGCGCTTGTCCCAGACGGCTCCCATGGTCACCTCCGGGCATGGAGAAGGCCCGACCGTACGGGGAGGACGGCCGGGCCGGTCAGGGGTGGGTCAGCAGGACTCGTCCAGCTTGACGGAGTAGATGGCGACACGGAGGGCGTCGGTGGCGCCGGGCGCCGGGTCCTGGCGGCAGACCTTCCAGTTGCTGTTGTCGAGGATCCATCGGCCCTCGGGTGACGCGTCTTCCTCGTTGACCATGAAGCCCTCGCTGCGCAGCAGGTTCTGCGCCTCGCGGTGGTTCATGCCGACGACGTCGGGCACCTCGCTAGTCTCCGGCTCGGATTGGTCGGCGCTGGCCTCGGTGGTGGGCGCGTCCGTGTCGGTCTTTGGGCTGCTGGTGTCCTGCTTCGTCTGGCTGCTGGTTTCCTCGGCGGTGGTGTCCGGCTTGCTGGAGCCGGCGTCGTCGGTGCCTTCGCAGGCGGTGAGGGTGAGGAGTGCTGCGGCGGTGAGCGCGCCGATCGTGTAGCGGATTCGCATGGGTTGTCCCCCAGGTGTGGTGTGGAGGGCCAGCATGCTTCGCTCTGGGGTGCTGTGTGGGGCTTGTGTCTGTCCTGTGACGAAAGTGGTGGGTCCGCGCAGGGCGAGCGGCCAGCAGCAACCCGCACGGTGTGAGCGATCGGGCGGTGCCCTGCGCGGACGTCTGTTGGGTCAGCCTGCCGCCCGGCCGCTGGTCTTACCGCCGCCCCCGTGGGTGCGGCGTTCCAGCGCTTCGGGCCCACCGGGCGGTGGCCGTCTGGTACGCGAGCGGCCCCCGCGCGGGTGGGTGCGGGGGCCGTGGTCGCGATCGTGTCCGAGCACGCCGGACGTGAGGCCAGGATGACGCGTGATCGCCCGGAATGCAACTACGGGCGTAGTGCAGCGCTACTTCGGAGCCGGACCGGAGCCTTGCAGTTCAACATCCCACTGGCCCCCGTTGAAGACGACGTTCGTTACGAGGGCCTGGCCGGCGCGCCCGTCGGGCAGCTCAACGGAGGCCATCTTCCCGAGGGCTAGGTTCGAGGGAAACCCGTCGGGTGCGTCGGCCACGGAGAAGGAAGCGGAGCCTTCCCAGGAGCGGAGCCCACCGTCACGAGGGTTCTCCTGAAGCCTGACGTTCGGCAGTCGCACGCCATCAACCGTCGCGGGACCGCTGTAGCTGAAGTGTTCGTCCATGCGGGCATCATCCCTTTGGTGTCAAACGGTGCGGCTACGGCGACTCGTCACCGATGCTGCCGTTGATCGACCCGTCGTCGTAGTAATCCAGCATCCGCTGGTCATCTTTCGGCAGGTTACGGAGAGCGGCGTTCAGCAGGATGGCGTCGTAGTCGTCGTCCTTCACGTCCTGGCAAGCGTCCGGCCGGCCCTCACCGTCTGTCTTCATCTGCGCAGCAAGGGCCTGCTGACACTCCTTGACGACGTCGTCGTACGACGGCTGCATCAGCCAGACCATCAGCCCGGCGACGATGGCGACAACGGCCGCTGCGGCGGCGCTGATGATTATGGTGCGGCGCTTCATGGGTCCCCCCGGATGTGATGTGCAGGGCGGCATCATGCGCTCCTGCGGTGTTGGTGTGAAGCCTGTGTGTCGGAGTTGTGACGTGTCCTGACTTGGTTGGGATGGGACCGGAGCGGCCGGTAGGTGGCAGGCGCGGGCCGCCCCGGGGCTTATGGAAGGTCGTCTTCCGTGACGTACTCGATTTCGGGGTAGACGATCGTCATGCCGCCGGGGCCCTTCACCACTCTCGCGGCGCGACCCGTCTCAACTGCGAAAACTTCGCCGCGAGAGGGGGTCACGGTGGGGGAGGGGAGGGGTTGGTGCGTACCTTTACGGCGGCGGGCGGACCACCACACCGCAGCCACGCCGACCACCCACACCGCGAGCACCGCGGCATCCGGCGACGCAGCCCACAGGCCGGCCAGCGCGCCCCCGGCGAGGACGACGAGGACGCACCCGCCCGCAAGCCGGGACCGCTCCTCGGGCTCCTCGCCCGGGTCGGGGTCCGGCTTCCGGCGTGTCATTACAGCGCCCCGTACACGGTGCCGCCGAGCCAGTTCACGCCCTGCGCGAGCGGCACCGCAGCGAAGCCGGCCACGCCCGCCGATGTGCCGAGGGTGAGGCCGCACCAGGCGCCCAGCTTCAGCGTCTTGCCGTGCTTCGACTTCTTCACGAGGGCGACCATCACCGCGGTGAGGATCAGCACGACCGCGCCGCCGGTCTGCGTGAGCGGCAGGTAGACGGTCCCGCCGGCGCGCTGCCCGGCCGCGGTGCCGACGCCCCAGACCAAGGCCACGTCCCCCAACCAGTTGGAGATCCACAGGGCGGTGTCTGCGATCCAGCCGATCAGGCCGCCGATGCCGAGGACGGTGAGGCATCCGTACGACCAGGCGAACAGGAACGGGGCCAGGCCGGAGGCGTGGCGGATGGGGTCCTTCGTGAGCTGCTTCCGGCCCGGCCACCAGCTGGTGACGAAGTAGCCGAGGATGCACAGGCCGACGGTCACGCCGCCGATGGTGACGATCTGCATTACGGAGTCCTTCAGCGGACGAGGGCCGCGGCGAGTGCGGCCAGGGTGAGGATGAAGGCGGTGGTGCAGCCGACGGGTGCGAGGTACAGGGCGCGGCTGCGCGGGGGTGCGATGGCGCACAGTCCGGCGGCTGCAGCGGCTGCGGCGAGGGGCCAGAGGATGCCCATCACGCGCTCTCCGGGAGCTGCGCGCGGATGCGCTGGGCGCGGCGCTGGCCGATGCGCAGCTCCGATTGCAGGGTGCGCAGGGATGCGGGCCGGCCGGTCTCGGCGAGTGCGGCCGCGTTCAGCTTGTGTGCGGCTTCGAGGAGCGCTGCGTCGTCGGCTGCGGTGGGCATGTCGCGGACGACGGCTGCGGCTGCGCGCGGCTGCGGGGTCGGCTGCACGGTGGGTGCATCCGGCGCGTGGCCTGCGGGGGATGCGGCTGCGGGATGGGGCGCGCACACGTCGGGGTGCGGCTGCGACAGCGGCTGGAAGTCCAGGACGAGTGCGCTCGGTGCAGCCGGGTCGGTGACCTCGACGGCCTGCTCGGCTGCGCGCTCGAAGTCGTCGACTGCATCCGGCTGCGCAGGGGCGGCTGCGGTCTGGATGCGCTCCAGGGCTTCGTGCACCTGCCGCATGAGTGCGCCGAATGCGATGAGAGCGGCCGAGGGCGGGACGGCTGCGACGACGTACTCCATGGGCTGCGCGCCGCCACCGACGCCGAACACGTTGAGTGCGATGGATCCGAGGGAGCCGACTGCGGCGAGTGCATAAGCCCACCCGTCGATGCGCCCGCGGAGGGACGCGCGGAGGACGAGAAGCTCGCCGGCGACGATGAAGAGGTCGACGGTGGCGGGCCAGGCCCAGGCGCGGGCGCCGGAGAGGCCGTTGGTGGCGGCGATGTCGTGGAGGTGCTCGTACGACAGCCAGAAGGCGGCTGCGGTGAGTGCGATGGTGACGGCGGCGGCCCCGGCTGCGAGCGCGGCGGTGGGGTTCTTCACGGTGGCTTCTCCGGGAACGAAGAGGTGGCCGGGCCCGTGGGGGGAATTTCACGGGCCCGGCCGGTCGGTGGGGTCAGCGGGCGGGCCGGTACCAGCGGCCCCGGCGGTCCTGCTGTCGGTCGCGGTCCTCCCACGCCTGGCCCTCGCGGGCGGCGCGTTTGACGCCCTTGCGGTGGTACGACTCGCGGCGCTTGCGGGCGGCGCGGTCGCTGGCGGACTCGCGGCCGGCGTACTTCGCGGCGGCGCGCTCGTGGTCGTTGCCCAAGAGGCGGTCGATGAGGCCCATCAGCGACGGCCTCCCGGTGCCTCGGCCGCAGTCTTGGCGTGCCATTTCGCGGTTTCGGCCTGGGCGGTGGCGTCTTCAGCGGCGGCCTGCTGCTGGGCGGGGGTGCGGTAGTCGGCGGCGCATGCCTGGATGGTGGCGGGCTGGCTGATGATCGGGGGGAGCTGGGGTTG